TCACAAAGAACCGAATACAGATGTTATAGTTATAGCCGCCTTACCAACTACTGGCGAATTAAATTCAACACTTATAGAGAACAACAACAATAAAATTAAAAAGACTATGTTTGAGACGGCGAAGAATAGTGAAGTAGGACCGCTCTTACTAATAGATAACAGTCGTATAGAAAAATTATACAAAGGAATACCAGTATCTAAGTTTTGGACAACAATAAATGATACTATTACTGGGTTATTTCAGTTAATTAATTATATGGCAATTCAGGAAACAGAATATACTACATTTGACAGAGAAGACTATAATGTTCTTCTTAAGACACCGGGCCTAGCAGTTATGGGTGTTACGAAAATAGATCTATCTAAATTAAAACTTTCTCAAGCTCTTCAGGAGAATTTTAAGAAAACACTACTCAGTGGAGACGCTGATTACAAAACAGCCAAGAACGCTGGCTGTATAGTTGTATCTGACACTAAGTCTATAGAAAACACAAGTATGGATGATATAAATTATGGATTTGATACTATAGCTAATCTCATAGGAAACGCTACCGTTTATAGGGGCGTCTATGAAGCAAATGCAGAAGGCGTTAGAGCGTATACATTTATAACAGGTATGTTACCAGCCTAATGGATAAAAACATGAATAATTCTATATCGACACCGGGAATGGGAGCAATGGGGTTAGTAAGGGCTCTTACGGGAAGAAGTCCTATTGGAGGGTCTGGAAACAAAAAGACCAGAAGGAAACTAAAGAAAAAAATTAACACAAACAAGAACAAAGCCTCGGGGAGAAAATGATGATAGACAAAGTAGAAAAATTTGTTGAATATGTACCAGGCGGTATGGCCGAAGGAATGACGGCAGAAGACGTAGCAAAAATACACAGCGTAGACGTATCTGTTATAAACAAGCAGATAAAAGCGGGCGTAAAAATAGAAAAAGAACATTCTCCAGACCCGAATATACAAGCTGAAATATGTAGAGACCATCTTACTGAAACTCCATTTTATTATGATTATCTGGAAGAGATGGAGAAGTCGTTTAAAGATAATCTCAAGGAAGATCTTGAACGTGGAAAAATGGAAACTGAAGAAGAAGAACATAAAAAGGGAAGAAAGGCAAAGGAAGAAGATGCCATAGCCCTAATCAAAAAGAGTCCAAATCCGGAAGACGAAGTTCTTCACGAATATGCAGAAGAGAATGAAATAAACGTACCATCGCTAGAAGCTCAGATGTATAAGCTGGCAACAAAGTATATTCAAGAAGAAGGTAAAGAAGATGACGAAGAAGATTCTCTAATAGACGCCAAGAAGAAAGAAGAAGAAAAGAAGAAGAATGGCGGAAAGAAAGAAGAAGAAAAAGAAGAGGAAGAGGAAGAAGAAGAGGATCCTGAAGAAAAGAAAAAGAAAGAAGAGAAAAAGAAAAAAGAAGAAGAAAATAAAAAGAAAAAACCAATAAAGAAAGAAAAGAAAGATAATGAAACTAAAGGTGAGACGTTAAAAAGACTATTTGGTTAAGGAGAGTTATGGCTAAAGCAAAAAGCAAACCACAAGAAAAAGCAGGCGGAAGTAACGTAGGAAAATATAAAGGCGTAAAGTCGTTCTGTGGACCGGCAGGAAAGGCTCCATCCGGGTCTTACCCTGTAAATACTTGCAAACGTGTTAAGGCAGCTCTTTCCTATGCTCGCCACGCACCGCAGCCAGAAAAAGTTAAGGCTTGTGCAAGAAGAGCGGGAGAGCGTATGGGGTGTTTTAAAACCGAAAAGAAAGGAAAATAATGTCTTATTGTGAAGACTTAGCCTATTTAGCGGGCTTTATAGATGGTGAGGGGTGTATTGGTATCCATCATCGTGGAAAAGCAAAAGGCAGAAAACCCACAGTGAGAGTGTCTATTACAAACACGAATAAAGACATATTGATATGGTGCCAAAACTTCATAGGTCTAGGTGGTACTCTGAAGGTGCACGATAAGAATAGAAATAGTAATTGGAAAACAGCATATAGACTTGAGTATGATTGTAAAAAAGCAGAAGCATTGCTAAAAATGATTGTTCCATATTTAAGGGTAAAAAAAGAGCAAGCTTTGCTTGCGATAGAGTATAGAAAATACACCATACCAAATGGTAGATATAGACCAGAAGAAAATGAAATAAGAGGAGATCTATTTGCTAGAGTTTTAGAATTAAATACTAGAGGAACACAGGGTGGTGAAGTAAAATGAGCCCATATCCAGGAGTTCCTAAAAAGAAAACTGGTAAAATGGAAAGGTGTGTTGAGAAGATTAAGGCCAAGAACCCGGGATGGAGCAAGTCCAGGGCAATAGCCACCTGTAATATATCTGTAACAAAGAAGGGGAAATAATGGCCGGAACACCAGTGCAAAAATGCATACAAGCACTTCAGTCTAAAATGGCAATATTTGGAAAGGTCATTAGTATTAAGGAAGCAACGGCTAAATGTAATAAGAAGTTTGCCCAGGGTATGTCAAAGACAATAAACCCTAAACCAAGAAATTTTAAAACAGGACTTTAAAGGAATATGATTGGGACAAAAGCCGGGCATATAGTATAATGTTTCTGATAGCTAAAGGTCTGCAGAGCATGTCCCAACCACAAATTTATTATGGAAATACATCCGTTTTGTAAAGAGTGTTTAAAAAAACATCCCAAGTGGAAACTTGTCAAGGACAAGGTCTGGATGACCGACAAAGATGGCGAAGAGACTATCCAGGTCTGTAATTTGATAAAAGACGATATGGGTCTATCTAAGGTTACTAAGGGCGAGTTTAGTACTGAAGAACTTGAAATGATAGATCTTCTGTACAACCCACTCTTATGGGCTCAGGCTGAATTTAAGTGGGATGCAAGATGGTACCAGGAAACAATGTTAAAGTGTTCGGCATACCGAAAGGTTAATAGGATCGGTAGACGTGCTGGAAAAACAGAAACACTTTGTATAAAGATGGTACACTACGCATATACTACAGAGAACACAACTTCATTAGTTATAGCTCCTTACAAAAATCAGGTAGGTTTAATATTCGATAGGATTGACGTACTGTTGTCGGGCAGCCCAGGAGTAAGGGCTTCGATAAAAAGAAACACAAAAAATCCCTACAGGATACAGTTTCATAACGGATCAAAGATATTGGGTTTTACCTCTGGAACAAGAACAGGTTCAAAGTCAACCGGTATACGTGGTCAGGACGCTCATGCTATATTTTTGGATGAGGCTGACTACTTAGGAGAAAGTGATTTTGAAGTTATCCTGGCTATCCTGGCATCCAGACCAGACTGTCAGTTATGGGCATCATCAACTCCTACTGGTAAGCGAGAGATGTACTGGAGATGGTGTACAGAGGAAATGCTTGGCTTTAGGGAGTTTCATTACCCATCAAGCGCGAGTCCTCTCTGGACAAAGCAGACAGAAATGCTTGAAAGGTCTATGTACTCCGATCAAGGGTATGCCCACGAATTTGATGCTGAGTTTGGTGAAGAAGCTGAGGGTGTGTTCCTTAATAAACACATAGACCCATGTATTAAAAAGTATTCTCTTGGTAAAATAAAAAAGAATCCAAATTCAATGTACACGATAGGTGTTGACTGGAATACTTCTGAAACAGGAACACATATAGTTGTAACTGAGTGGAATCAAGAACTTATGGACGGAAATGGTGCGTTCAGGGCTGTAGATAAGATAATAATTGGTCAAACAGAATTTACTCAGACTAAAGCATGTCAGGAGATCATAGAACTAAACGAAATATGGGATCCGGTAGCTATATATGTTGACCAGGGTTTTGGTTACGCTCAAATAGAGATGCTTCATAAGTATGGTCTTGCCAACATGAAGAGCGGACTTATTCAGAAGGTTAAGGGAATAAACTTTGGCGACAAGATAGAAATAAGAGATCCAGCTACAAGGCAGATGGTTAAGAAGCACGTCAAGCCTTTTATGGTTAACTTGTGCGTTAAAAGGGTAGAAGACGGAAATGTAATACTGCCAGAGTCAGAAGACATTAAACACGGACTCGTTGGTCAGATGAGAGATTACACCGTGATAAGAAGAACTGCAATAGGTCAACCAATATTTAGAGATGAGGACGATCATACACTAGTAGCATGGATGCTTTCTATTTTTGCGGCCACGATGGAAAGAAGTGACATGATAAGACTAAACACCGTCCCACACATAGCAATAGGTGGGAAGTTCGGTGAAAAAATAGATAGAGACATTACGTTAAATAGAAAGAAGAAAGAAGAAGAGAAAAGAGCGAACAGCGCGATAGTGCCCAGGTGGCCGGGGGGCCCAAACGAATTATTTAATAGGGACACCACAGCAAGGGCAGCCGTAGACGTTCAGATGGATAGACAGCGGCAAATAAAGAAAAAAACAAACAGTATAAACGATTTGAGAAGAAGACGACAAATAGTGGGAAGAAAGGGAAGAGCAAGTTATTAAGAATCGCTGCCACCCACAACCTAGTCCATTCGAGACTAGGCCCACCCTTAAAGCAAGGGATTCGCTGGTAGTCAAATCCCCTTGACTGCTAGCGATTCTGGGAAACTACGAAGAGGTAAAATGGCCCTAAATCAGGAAGACACTAATAAAATAAACTATAGACCCGACATAGAGTGGTTTAAAGAAAGAATGTATCGGGTTGCAGAAGAGAAGAGGCCAGCGGACCATCTGCGAACACCCCTTGATGCTACCGTAGATGCTGCCGTACTTTTAGACAACTACAGAGATCTTGCAAAGAAGGCCCAGAAGCTAGACAACGTTATAGATGAAGTTAGTATGGCGTTAAGGATTCCAATAGATGTTGAAAAGCAGCCACAGGTTTCTGCAGCAACATTAAGACTTGATCCAGCAAGTAACGGTGAATATATATCCTATCAACTATATAGGGATCTGCTGAACCAGGAAGAGGCCGGGAGAGAAAATCTAGACCTAAACTTTGTATTAAATAATTATACGCAAGATGTATACGCTAACTCTGATTTAATATACAACCAATACATAGAAGGAGCAAAGAAGTATACAGCGGTATCTCCTATAAGTCGTATAATATCACCAGAGGGTGGTTTTTCGTCAGAAGAAAGACTAACAAACACCATTCTTAACAATATAACTAATTGGAATGAACACGAGTTCGGAATCAGACAGATAATACAGTATGCACAGGGTTGGTTGGGATATACACCTGATCCAGCATATATACCATGGACATTCAAGGTAGACACAAAGAGAAAGCTTACAGAGTACACAGACATAGATAATTTGCTTTTGCAATATACTAATATGTTTGGGGATCTAAACGGGGTTGTTGAAACCGTTCCAGAAACACCTCTTACTCTTGCTACAGACCTTTGGGATTCCCTTAATGGCAAGCTGAACAATGATAATAATTTTTTCAATAAGATAAACGAAATATTCTCCATGAACTACGGTGCAGATCTTATTTGCTGTTTTGTGGCGTGGGCTGGAGGATTAGACGCAAAAACATTATCTGCACTAAGAATGATTCTACAACTTATGGCTAACGGCCTAAGTATAGACTGGGCAAACTTGTGGAATTCTTTTTTAGGGATAATAAACGGATTGTTCAGAAATTTAGTAAGTGGACAACTAATAGCGCTGGTTGATCAGCTTTTCCAAATGATAACAGATCCAATCAAGAAGTGGTTAAACAGTAATGAAAAAGGATGGAAAACATTATTCCTTTGCACACCTATAGATGAATTTATAAATATATATATAGTTGGAGGTCTTGAGGCGCTAGAAAAATGGTTAACGTCTCTAATTATGGAATTCCAAAAAATGATAGAGATAGATAGTTATTTAGAAGAAGGAAAGATAGAGATATTCGGAAAGAAGAAATGGCTAGCAGACCTATCTAAACTTTTAGACATGATAATTGCAGCAGTTGGAAGATCGGCATTATGCGGACAAGACAGTTCTCCAACGGGATCCGAGTTAAAGGGATTTATGGAAGCATATGATATAGGCCCTCTTTATGTTTTTGATTATCCACCAGAAAAAAACCCAAACCAATACAATAGCTTCGCAATAGAAGAAATCACAATAGAGACCACTATAGACCCTGAAACTGGGGAAAAAACAATACAAGAAAAAATTGTTTCCAGGTTTGATACCGGAACAAATACAGCCGACATAAAACGATCGGTCAACATAGACAAGTGTCTCAAAAGAGTAGCAGAAGATGATGTTTTTTCTGTACAAGAGTGGATTAGAGAAATTAGGTTAAGGTCCCAGGAGGAAAGTTAATGTTCAATCTTATATCTAAAACTGAAAGCATCATTAAGGACAAGCCGAATAAGAGCCAAGCTCTTATACCTGGCAGAATAAAAAAACTGCAATATCCAGGTAACGTATATAGCATAGCTGCGACGCATGGGTATACTGTCGGTACTAGGGGTGTATTTCAGAGGTCTGAGTATGAATTGGGTGAGATAGCAAAGGTAATGGATATTGAGGCATATGCAAGACAGGCCTTTAATAAACATACCGAGCAATGTCTTAAGGAAGGTTATAAAATAGTATCTCCTAATGGAGAGGCGGCAACCTATGTTAGAGGTAGGCTGCACGAAATAGGAGAAGCTTCTGGACGTACCTTTGATTCCCTTCTAAGGGGAATAGTAACCAATATTGTATCTTTCTCAAATTGTTTTGTAGTAAAGAAAAGAGACAGACGAGCATCATCTGGTAATGCAAGAAAAGGACCAACTGGCGAAACAATAGAGCCAGTAGCTGGATACTTTATATTAGATCCTACGTCTATTCAAATAAAAAGAAACATTCACGGTACAGTTAAGAAATATAAACAAGTTCTACCTGGAGTTGGAACATACCCGTTATTTTCTCCTATAGATATAGTTCATATGTATTATGATAGGAAAGAAGGATTTGCCTGGGGAACACCATATATTATACCAGTGCTAGACGATATTAGAACGTTAAGAAGGATGGAAGAAAACGTTGAGATGCTTACCCTCGCACACCTGTTTCCTCTATTCCAATATATAGTAGGAACAGAAAACCATCCAGCCGAAGTGTATGAGGACGGCACGTCAGAAGTAGATATTATTAGAGAACAAATAGAAGCCATGCCAACAGAGGGCAGTATAGTTACTCCAGAGAGGCATGAGATAAGGACCCTCGGCGCAGAAGGAAAGGCACTAGATGCTAAGAAGTATTTAGAACACTTTGAGGCTAGAGTTCTTGCCGGTCTTGGAATTTCAGAAATAGCTCTAGGTAGGGGCGGATCAGCGAATAGAGCAACGGCCGCGACAATAGACAAGGGCCTACAAGATAGATGTAAAGACTTCCAAGATGTAATAGAAGGATTCGTATCAGAATACTTATTTAAAGAATTGCTGTTAGAGGGTGGTTTCAAGTTAGACGAGACCGGAGAGAATATGGTAAGATTGGTCTTCAATGAAATAGACTTGGAGACACAAATCAAGGCAGAGAATCATGCTGTATTTAAATATGAGCATGATGTTACAACAGAATCCGAAACCAGGGAACTCCTTGGTAAAGATCCCATCTCAGAAGAACAGCGTAAGGACATGTACTTCGAGCACATTACTAAGCCTAAAGCTATTATCATGGCAGTGGATGAACCCTACTGTTATATGCCAGATACTGAAATATTAACAGAAGATGGATGGAAGTTATTCCAAAATCTGAGTCCAGAAGACAAAGTAGCTACGTTATATAATGACACTGAATTAAGGTTTGAGGTTCCAGTTAAATTTTATGATTGTGATCACAATGGGAAGATGTACTATCTTAAAACCAGATTTTTGGATGTCTGTGTAACTCCAAATCATAAACTATATACTTGTAAAAGAAATCATAACAGTAGCATTGTCAAGCATGACTTTAGACTGGAACATGCTGAAAATATTTTTGGACAATATAAGCAGTTCAAAAGGTCTGCTGTTTGGAGTGGTGATGATGCCGAATTTATTGAGTTACCAGAACTGAAGAGAGATGTCCAATATTCAAGTAAGAAATATTTTGCGTCTCGAAAAGTTAAAGCTGAAGATTGGGTAGAATTTTTAGGTTGGTACTTAAGCGAAGGTTGCTCAAGCCACGAAGATGGTAAAATATCTATTTCTCAATCGAAAGAAATACACAATAACAGCTACGCAGATATAATTAATATTTTATCTAAAATTGGCGTGGATTATAATGAGTATGATGGTGAGATAACGTTTTCAGATAAAATATTA